ACAAACGAGTAGTATTAAAAATAGTTGTTGAATCAGACGGAGACGGCAGCACAACAGTATTTTTTGATTCTTCAGCTAGATTAGTTAATGGCGCAGCATCACTTGGAACCTTACAAAGAATATGGTACTCATGTTCTCCAGGAGATGGTTCTGATTCGTTTGCGCGTTTAGATTTTGAAGATTCTGACGGCGATAGACCTTTGTTGGGATTAACCGGCGCAGCCTATTGGGATTTTAGAGAGTTTGGTGGATTACCACCAAGCACTGATGCTAATACTAATGGTGATATTAATTTTGTTGTAGCGGCAGCCGCTGACGCTGGCAACATGTACACAGCAATAGCAGAATTTATTAAGACACCTACATAGGAGGGTAACTAATGGCCAATACAACTTCAGGCACAGTTACTTTCGACAAAACTTTTGCTGTTGATGATTTAATAGCAGAAGCATATGAACGTATAGGTTCACAAGTAACATCTGGATATCAATTAAAATCTGCAAGAAGATCTTTAAATATATTATTTCAAGAATGGGGTAATAGAGGTTTGCACTACTGGGAAGTAGGTGAAACTAATATTGATTTAATTGAAGGCCAAGCTGAATACACTTTTTTTAGATCTACAGGTGATGGAACAAGTTCTAGTACAAATGCAACCTCAGATGTTTATGGAGTTGCTGATGTTTTAGAAGCAACGTTTAGACAAAACAGAACTTCAACATCACAATCAGATTCAGCAATGAGTAAAATCGATAGATCAACTTACTCTAGTTTATCTGCAAAATTATCTAAAGGAACTCCATCACAATATTTTGTTCAAAGATTAATTGATAAAACTACAATTACAGTTTACCCAACACCAGATTCAACAGCTGCATCAAAAGATATGCATATTTATTATGTAAAAAGAATACAAGATGCAGACTCTACTTATACAGATGCAACAGATGTACCCTATAGATTTGTACCTTGTATGGTTTCAGGGTTAGCTTTTTATTTAGCACAAAAATTTAATCCACAAGCAACACAGCAATTAAAATTATATTATGAAGATGAACTAGCAAGAGCATTAGCTGAAGATGGTTCTTCATCAAGCACATTTATAACCCCTAAAACTTATTACCCAGGAACTTAATGGCACAAGCAAGAGGAAAATACGCAAAAGCAATATCAGATAGATCAGGAATGGAATTTCCATATAACGAAATGGTTAGAGAATGGAACGGTCATTTAGTGCATCAATCTGAATTTGAAGCCAAACATCCTCAATTAGAATTAAGATCTAGATCAGGCGATGCACAAGGTTTATTTGATGCAAGACCTGCTAGAGAAGAAAACGAAGTAGCTAGACCCTTGGGACCGGATCCTTTTAAAACGATTGCAGCATCATCAGGTATTATAAATGTATTTGAAAAATCTCATGGTAGATCAACTAGTGATACTGTAAGATTTAGAGGACCTATTTATACAACATCAGATCCAGATGCTTTTCAAAACCCAGTTGGTTTTGATGGTGTTACAGGAGCTAATTTAGCAAAAGCTGCAGGATACTCTATTACAGTTGGCAAACGAGATTCAAGCGGAGATATAACTAACACAGAAAATTTCTATCACTTTACTGTAGACACAAACACTGCTACAACAGGTGGTATATCAGGAGGAGGCAATAGTTGTTCGGCTGGTCCAGCAACATTGAGCGCATAATATGGCAGGAATAAGTTTTTCAGATCTACGAACAAATATTAGAAATTACACAGAAGTAACTAGCACTGTTTTAACTGATGCTGTAATTGAAAATATAGTTTTAAATGCAGAGTACAGAATTTTTAGAGACCTACCTCTTGATGCATACAGAGCATCTACAACTGGTAATTTAGTAACTAACCAAGATTTTGTAAATGTTCCAGCAGGAGCATTAGTTGTTAGAGGTGTACAAGTTTATGATTCAACTTCTGTTACAACTGGAACTAATATTTGGTTAGAAAAAAAAGATTTAACATTTTTAGAAGAGTATAGTTCAGCAAATACAAGCACAGCAAAACCAAAATATTATGCTATGAAAGGTGGAGCAACAGGTAATGGAGCCACAACATCAGGTTCTATTTTATTATCACCTGTGCCTGACAGCACTTACGAATATCAAATTCATTACAATCGTATACCAGATAAATTAGAAGCAAGCAGCAATGAAGCTAGTTTCATTAGTTTGAATTTTCCAAATGGTCTGCTATACTGTTGTCTTGCAGAAACATATGGCTATTTAAAAGGTCCGGCTGATATGCTACAACTTTATGAACAAAAATATAAACAAGAAATTGAAAGGTTAGGAGGAGAACAATTAGGTAGTAGAAAAAGAGATGACTATGCAGATGGAACTGCTAGAATACCTGTTAACTCTCCAACACCTTAAGGAATTAAATTATGGCATCAACATTTTCAGATCTTGGTATAGAACTAATGTCCACTGGCGAGAATGCCGGTACTTGGGGAGATAAAACTAATACTAACTTACAAATCGTAGAAAAAGCAATTGCTGGTTATGTGGAAAAATCTATAGCTGGCGGTGCTCAGACAACTGCATTATCTATCACGGATGGGACAACAACAGAATCAGATTCAATAGCTCGTCACGCTGTTATAAAATTAACAGGATCAATTACAGGTAATCAAATTGTAACTGTTCCAGACTCAATAGAAAAAGTTTATATTATAACTAATGGTACATCAGGTGCTTATACGGTACAATTTAAAACAGCATCAGGTACTGGTATTACTTTTGGTGTATCAGAAAAAACTACAAGACTAGTTTATTCAGACGGAACAAATCTTGTTGATGCAGGTTTTGGTGGAGCACTTGACATTGAAGGAAGAGAATTAGTTTTAGATGCTGATGGCGATACAACTATTACAGCAGATACAGATGATCAAATAGATATTAAAATTGGTGGCACAGATCAAATTAAATTAGTTGATGGAGCTATTGTCCCTGTTACAGATAATGATATTGATTTAGGTACATCAAGTTTAGAATTTAAAGATGCATTTTTTGATGGCACAGTAACTGCAGATGCTTTTGCTGGACCACTTACAGGTGATGTAACAGGAAACGTTTCTGGAACTGCAGCAACAGTAACTACAGCAGCACAATCAAATATTACATCATTAGGTACACTAACAACTTTAACAGTTGATAACATTATTACTAACGGTTCTACAATTGGACATACATCTGATACAGATTTAATAACACTAGCCGACGGAATTGCTACAGTTGCTGGTGAAGTGTCAATGACAACATTAGATATTGGTGGAACAAATGTAACATCTACAGCAGCAGAATTAAATCTATTAGACGACAAAGATGCTACATTCCTTGCAGTACCTGGTAAACTTGGTGGAACTAATTTTACAAACTCTTTATTAATTGGTCATGCAACTACTGGAACTTTAAATGACGCTCAAAGTAATACTGGAGTTGGAATTGCTGCTTTAGATGCTTTAACTTCTGGAGATGCTAATACAGGAGTTGGTTTAAGATCATTAAGTGGTGTTACAAGTGCAGTTGATAATACAGCTATGGGATCTGATAGTGGAAAAAATTTATCTGTAGGATCAAATAATACTGTTTTTGGTAAACAAAGTTTACAAACAAGTCAATCTGGAAATAACAATGTAGCTATGGGAGATTTTGCCTTAGAAGATTCTACTGCAAGTAATAATACTGCTTTAGGTTCTCAAGCTGGAAAAGAAATTAGCACTTCAAGCTATAATATTGTTATAGGTCGTCAAGCTGGAGATAACATAACAACTGGTTCTGGTAATGTAATTATTGGAACTGTTGATGCTGCTGCCGCTGATAGTGCAAGAACTTTAAAAATCGCTGGTTACGATGGAAGTACAACTACAACTTGGATTACTGGTGACAGTAATGGTATTGTTACTTTTGCTGCAGATGTTACCGTTGGTGATGATTTAAATTTAACATCAGATGCATCGGTAATTAATTTTGGAGCTGATTCTGATGTAACTATTACTCATGATGCAGATGACGGATTAGTTTTTAAAAGTGCTGCAACAGCTGATGATAATCCTTTTTTACTTACTTTACAAACTGGTGAAACAGATATCGCAGCAAATGATGTCTTAGGTGCAATTAATTTTCAAGCACCAGACGAAGGCACTGGCACAGATGCAATATTAGTTGCAGCAGGTATTGAAGCAGTTTCTGAAGGTGATTTTGCAGCTGATAATAACGCTACTAAGTTAAGTTTTAAAACAGGAGCAAGTGAAGCAGCAGCTGAAAAGATGTCACTATCTTCTGCTGGTGTGTTAACAGTTTCAAGTACAATAACAGCAGATAGTAAAGACGTTATTTTAGGTAAATTTGAAGGAACAAATTTTGCTAGATCAATTTTAATTGGTCATGCAACAACTGGAACTATATCTTCAGCTGAAGACAATCTTGGTATCGGTGATGCCGCTTTAAATTCTGTTACTTCAGGAGATCAAAATATTTGTTTAGGTAGTAATACTGGAACTGCAATAACAACAGGTGGATCGAATGTATATATTGGTCGAAACGCTGGCTCTGGTAATGCTACAGGAAGTAGTAACTTTGCATTAGGTGTAGATTGTTTAGAAGATGCTTCTTTTACTGGTACTAGTAATGTTGCTATAGGTAGATCAGCTGGTGCTCAGGTAGAGTCAGGTAATTTTAATATATTAATGGGTCAATCTGCTGGAGATAATATTACTACAGGACATGGTAATTTAATAATAGGTGCCAATGTTGATGCAGCTGCAGCAGATGGTAACAGACAATTAAAAATTGCTGGTTATGATGGCACTACAACTACAACTTGGATTTCTGGGGATAGTGATGGTGACGTTACTTTTGCACACGATGTCATACTAGCAAACGATTCTGTTATACAATTTGGTGACGCTGGAGAAAAAATAGTAGGTGATGGTACAAACTTAGATATTCATTCTAGTGCAGATATTGACATTAATGCTGCCGGTATAAATATTAAAGCTAGTGGAACTAATATAACTAATTTTAATTCACAAACAGGTAAAGTTTTAGTTTTTACTGATTTTACTAGTGGTAATGTTTCTATAGAAACAGATGTATCAGATAAAGATTTATCATTTAAAGGTAATGATGGAGGATCTGTTATTACAGCATTAACTTTAGATATGTCAGATGCAGGTACAGCTATATTTAATCATGATATAGTAATTCCAAATGATTCTGGTCAAATAAAACTTGGTGCAAGTGGTGATTTAGAAATTTATCATGATGGCTCTCATTCACATATAAGAGATGCAGGCACAGGAGATTTAAGAATAAGAACATCAAAATTACAATTATTAAATACAAGTAGTCATGAATATCTAGTTGCTACTAGCGGTGGTTCTGTAGATATATATCATAATGATGTTAAAAAATTTGAAACAACATCAGCAGGTGTTACTGTAACTGGAGGTATAATTATTTCTGATGCAGGTAATATTGGATCAGCTTCTGATACAGACGCGATAGCAATAGGAGCAGATGGTGATGTCACACTAACACAAGATTTAGAATTACAACATGATGGAGCAATTCTATCATTTGGTGCTAATGACGAAGTCACCCTAACTCACGTTCACAATGATGGATTATTACTTAACACTGATATGCAACTTCAGTTTAGAGATTCTGCTATTAACATTAGATCAGATGCTGATGGTGATTTAGATATTAACGCTGATGACGAAGTTGAAATCAACTCAACTTTAATAGATATTAATGGTAATGTTGAAATGAGTGGAACACTTGCTCAAGCCGGAGTTGCTACATTTGCTGTAGCAGCTAATGTTGCACAAGTAGCAATTACATCATCTAGTAATGCTGTGGCTTGGGATGCAAGTGCTGCAGCAAACGCTTTTCATGTAACAACAGAAAATACTACTTTCTCTGCACCAAGTAACGCAGTAGAAGGTGCTTTTATTTGCCTTGAAATTAATTATAATGGTTCACACACAATCGCTTTTAACACAGTATTTGAGTTTGCAGCATCCACGGCTCCGACGACAACAGATACAGATGGTAAAACAGATATTTTAGTATTTAGATACAATGGTGCTGTATGGCAAGAAGTTGGTAGAACATTAAATTTAAGTGAAAGTTAGGATATAATATGTACGCAATAATAACAGACGGATCAATATCAAAATATGTAAACCATCCTAAACCTTTGGTTATAGGAGATGTTCAATACCCAGCTAGAATTTTTTCTGCATGGACTGCAAGTGAATTAGCAG